TCGGTTGCTATACCAAAGTCAACCAAGTAATCGTATATTTCTTCGCATCGTTCTGACATTTTGATTCTCCTATTTAAGTTGTCGGTCTGTCTCATCAGTACAAGGTGACCAATCCTTGCAGACCCCCGAAGGGGTTTCGACTATTTAGTCTATCTTTCGTTTACGAGCCGTTGAATATGAAAGTCGATATTATCCCAACTAACACCGATTGATGCATCGTGATATTTTCTGACATCATAAAGCACCTTGTCGACCTCATCATCTGTTAGGTGAACCATCATACCTTCAGCTTGATTACGAACATCATCTCGATGCCACCTTATTGCTATAAAACCATCATCGTCAATAGGGTCATTTAAATCCGTTCTACTACTTATAACCTCATCAGACTCTAGATAGTCAATCATCTCTTGTATAGATAGAGGATGGTCATCCTTCAACCTCTTCAACCAATTAATTACATCTTGCTTATTATCTATTTTCATTCGATTCTCCTTTCTGGAAGAGGCTTATGCCTCCTCCCGTTTGTTAGCGATTTCATACAATTTTTCAACATTACCATTAGGAAACATTGAGAGATTTTGTAACACAAATGCATCTTGAGGTGTTGCATTGGTGTACTTTTTATTCAACAGATTTAACTCCTCAAAAGATGTTACTCTGTGGGTTGTCTCTCTATATCCCTCTACACCATACTCTACAAAGATTACCGGAACTTTTACTCCTATGTATCTCGTTAGTAAGTCCTCGTGTGTCGGTGTTAATGTGAATGCTCTAGTTGCTTGTACTTCCATTTGATTCTCCTTTCTGGAAGTGGCTTTGGCCACCTCCAAGTTTTTTAAACAATTATTTTCAATATCACAAAATTCAACACTGACATTTACCCAAGTTATGGGTTGACCTTCGTGACCTACTTCTGTCCCTCTTAACTCTATAACACCCTTCTCCTTTAAGGATGACATAAGACCCCTAACAACTTTCATATTATATTGGTCTGTTGGAAGGTTTACTTTTCCATCTGCACCTACCCAATCACCCACTGCACCATCTTCTGCCTCTTCCCAGCCTTCGTTTGCGAAATCACTTGTTGATATTTGATTTAAAAATTCCATTTCTTTTTTTGTTACTTGTACTTTCATACCATTCTTCTTTTTAGGTGCTACTGGTGATTTAGCTGATGGTACATAGTTTGGGTCATTCTCTAAATAACTTGATGTTTCTCTTTTCATTTGATTCTCCAATCGTTTAGTTGTTTGCCGTTGTTGGCTTACGAAAGTTATAATGGTTTTAACATTACATCCTAATAAAAAGTTAAAATAATTTTAACTCTGGACGGAACGAGGCAACAAAAAAGACCAATTCGAGCTTATAATACCTATGGTGAATAATACTATTTTCTTTATATCTGGTTTATTGATTGGTTCTGGGATAACTGCGATTGCATTTAGACTCGGAGCCAACACGTTTAAGATGGGAATTGAAATCATAACAGACCCACCAGAAGATTCACCTACAGAAGAGAATCTGGATGAACTTATAGCAGATTCCTATAACTACGATACATACACAGAGTATATAGAAGAACTAGAACAAAAAGAAGATGAAGACCCAAAACTCCCAAACTAATATAAAGCCAACACTCTACGATAGAGCAATCATCTGGGTGCTAACCAAAGTGCCAAGAGTTAGATTCATTCTAGACCAAGGTATGGGTGAAGCATACGACCAAGGATTTCACAAAGGTCTAAAGCAAGGAGCCACCTTAAGTGGGAACAAAAAGCTAAAGGGTAAGGTCAACAAGATTTTAAAGAAGATGTACAACTAATGGAACTAGTAGAGAAAAACGGCAAGAAGGTCAAAAGAAACCTCACAGAGGAAGAAAGACTTCAAATACAAGCTAAAAATAAGCCTAAACGTGGAGAGAACGGTCAAATATTACCCGGTCATAGTGGTAATCCAGCTGGAAGGCCAAAGAAAGAGCATACTATCGTGGATATCTTCAGAGACCACTCCGATGCAGAGAAAATCATAGAGAGCTTATATAAGGTCGCATCTACTCTAACTGAAGATAAACCTCATAAGGATGCATTGGCCTCGGCAAAGCTTATTGTAGAGCGTTTAGTACCTAGTTTAAAGGCATCAGAGTTGAAGGTAGATACTAATGGTGAAGACAATCTTATCTACCTACCATCCCAACAAGATGTAGAGGACGTGGATTGATAGTCCACTGCACTCTCCTCGACAACTACTCTTGCAGTGATAAATATGGTACTGCAATGGGTCAGATTTTATGGGAATCGTCACCAATGTATGGGCATCACGTGATTATGATTTCCGAGGAGACGGGAGAGCGAGTTGCCGTATAGTAGTATATATGCACAACAGATTTATAGCATTGAGGTATGATGATTACGTCATCCTTGTGGTAGCCATAATAATATTTGGAGTTATGAATTTTTTAGAATCAAAAGAATACAATGAGTTAGTAGGCTATAGTTGCCCGGTACACTGCGATGTTGATCATAGCCATTAATGATTATGATAAGCTCTCTGGTAACTACTTTTATTTTAGGCTTTATAATATTTTTTTTGATAGGATTTTTGCTTTTTGATGAGTGATGGAGCACTATGGAGGCCACACGAAGGTCCACAGACACTAGCTCTATCTATAAACGAGAAAACATATGAGATACTTTATGGTGGTGCGAGAGGTGGTGGGAAAAGTGATGCCGGTATTGTATGGATGCTTAAAGCTGTACACGATCCTACTTTTGTTGGGCTTGTTATACGTAGGAACCATAGTGACTTACGTAACTGGCTTGATAGGGCCGTACAGTTATACACCAATGCAAAGGTATCTGGAAAACCTACAGTCTTTCATTTCCCGTCTGGAGCGAAGATTTATACGGGACATTTAAAGGACGAGAATGCTTATACAGCGTTCCAAGGTTGGAATATAAACAGATTATTGATTGAAGAGGTAGGTCAGATACCTACTGAAGAAAGCTATTTGAAATTAGTGAGTTCGGTTCGTTCTGTTGGCAGTGTTAAGCCACAAATCTTTTTAACTGCAAACCCCGGTGGTCCGGGACATCAGTGGTTGAAAAAGAGGTTTAAGATTGGCAAGTCAGAACCCAACAAAGCGTTTAAGGACCCAATAAGTGGCAGAAGACGAGTTTTTATACCGGCTACTATTGAGGATAACCCCACACTTATGAAGGCTGATCCAGCGTATGTAAAGTTCCTTGAGTCATTACCAGAGCCACTGATGAAAGCGTGGAAACTGGGAGACTGGGATGTATTTGCTGGGCAGTATTTTTCTGAATGGGAACCTAGAAAGCACGTTGTCTCAAAAGAGATGTCTAAACAGCTTGGTTTTGGTTCACCCTTAAACTACCGATATATAGGGATTGACTGGGGATACAGTGCACCGTTTGGTGCTATCTGGGTCGAGGTTACCCCTAAAGGAAAGGTTCTTTGTTATAGGGAGTTATATGGCACCGAGAAACATCCTCAAGAATGGGGTGAATTAATAGCCAAATACTCTCAAGGTGAGGAGATAACAATGGCACTGGGTGACCCTAGTATGTGGACTAGAAACCCAATGTCGTGGAGGAAACCAGAGGCACCGATGTACGCTGACCAGAGTATTGCAAGAGCTATAATGGGACCAGATAGTAGTTTAGTTCCAAACCTAGCTCCGGCAAACAATGACCGTGTTAATGGCTGGAGAAACCTAGCACAGAAGATGCACTGGGATGAGAACACAGAACCGAACTTTTATGTTTTAGAAGGGACGTGTCCAAACTTGATAAGGACCATCCCGGATATGATTTTTGATGAAAAACGTCCAGAAGATTTAGATACCACTTTAGAGGATCATATACTAGATGCTTTAAGGTACGCTCTGACACACAGTCAAAGCCCGGTTGAAATAAAAGCTAAAACGAAGGACCAGATTGAGTACGAAAAACTAATAAACCCCAACCCAGAAGGTTGGACTTATAACTGGAGTTAATATGCCAAGTCTAGATGGAAAGAAGTACAGTTACGATAAGAAAGGTGTTAAAGCATACGTGAAAGCACTAAAGAAAAAGCGTAAGAAAAAAGAAGATGATTATATGCATCAAGCAGACCAAGGGTTAGCTAATGGTGGTAGTGGTGGTGGTCAGTGAGAACTGAAAAGCTAGGAAAGATAGCTAAAAAAGTTAGCTGGATGTGGGGTGGCAAACGCTACTACGGTGAAAAGATTCGTGAGGATGATAAATACGTATATGCACGTACTCACAACAATAAAGTGAAAAAAATTAAAAAGTCGTGACGGCAAAAAAAGATAAGCTAAAAAAACTCGCTAAGTATGGACTTACTGGTTTGAACAGCCCAAAGAGAACACCGGGCCATTCAAGTAAGAGTCATATCGTGGCAGTTAATGATGGTGGCTCTGTGAAGATCATAAGATTTGGACAGCAAGGTGTTAAGACAAATCAGACAGCCGGACAAAGAGAGGCTTTTAAAAGTAGGCATAGCAAGAATATAGCTAAAGGACCTACAAGTCCAGCGTACTGGGCTAATAAAGTCAAATGGAGTCCATCAAAAACCAAGAGCCCTTCAAAGAAATGGAAAAAAGGATAATGGCTAAGTACCCAGATGTAAATATGGATGATTACGCTGATGGTCAAGTTCAAAAGATAAACGAGCTTGAAAAAATGTTTCAATCAGCTAAAGAGGCTCGTAAAGGTCGTATCCCTAGATGGAGACGTAACGAAGAGCTGTATGCTGGTCAAATATTAAAACCGTTTAATCTACCTAAATATAAAACTCGTATAGAGCCTAACATTATACACTCTATCATTGAGACAATGTACTCTATCCTTACAGACCGTGCTCCAGTTGTGGATATTATGCCAAAACGTGAGGAACAAGTCAACCAAGCTAAAATGGCACAAGAGGCTGTTGAAAGTGTGATGGAAGGTGCAAAGTTTCAACGTGCTGTAGCTATGATGAAACGAGATGGTTTATTATTTGGTAATGGGTTTATAAAAATTACAATGCAAAACGGTGAGATTAATTACAGTGTTGCAGACCCATATACAGTCTTTATTGATCCACTTGCTACAAACCTTCAAGATGCACAGTGTGTTATATTCGCTACACCGACATACGTGGATGATATTGAGCAGAGGTTTGGTAAAAAAGTAAGTGCTGAAGGTAAAATGAATGAATATCGTTCATTTGTACGTCACGATAATAAGTATGGTACAGATAAAGCTAATTTAGCCGAATTAGATAGTGTATCTCCAGTACAAGATAAATCACAGTCTGATTATCGTGGAGGTCAAACACTACTTAAAGAGTCATTTTATAAGTCTAAAAAAGGGTGGAGACTGGCTACTTGGGCTGGAAAAACTCTCCTACAAGATGTAGAAAGTCCTTATGACTTTTTACCATTAGTAATGTTCCAGAATTACCAGTCTGCCCACTCTGTTTGGGGTAAAGGTGAGCCAGAGGTAGTGGAGTCTCTTGCCACGGGTGCATCTATAGCACTATCACAAGGTATGGATAACCTAATTATGCACGGTAATCCAGCTATTGTAATGAGCAAGTCTTTAGCTAAATCACAAGGCAATAGACCAACAGACCGTCCCGGACAGATATTTTATACAAACGGTCCACACGAGCGTATCGACAGAATGAACGCTGGGAATATATCATCTTCTACACTCCCTATGAGTGAGAGTATGATACAACTTGCAGATACAGTTAGTGGTGTGCACGATATCACACAAGGTAGAAATCCAAAAGGTGTTACTGCATCACGTGCTATTAGTCAGTTACAAGAGGCATCACAGCAAGTTATACGTGCTAAAGAGCGTGAGATAGGTACAGATGCTGTAGTTGATGCATATAAAATAACTCTACAAATGTTAGCACAAAACTACGAGCAAACAATTTCAATTAGGACCTTTTCAGATGAGGGTGGATATGGTTTCCGTACCATAGCTCCATACGATCTTGATTTCGATATGGACTTTAAATACGTACCGGGTAGCTCTCTACCAGAATCAAGAACAGCTAGATTTGATCAAGCTATTGATCTTGTACAGATGGGTCTTTTAGATCAAGAGCAGTTCTGGAGATGGACACAGAAAGATATATCTAAAGATGTGCTAGAACAGCTTATACAACAAAAACAAATGCAACAACAACAATTACAAGCAGAAATGGATACACTTCAAAATTCAACAGATGAAGATGAGATTATGGATGCTTTATTACGACAAAGGGAGATGAGTGGCCTTGGAAAAGAAACCGACACAAATGCACTTGACTCTGAGTAGTTGGTGTAAAAGTAATGGCTATGATGGTGTCACAAAAGAGTGTGTCTTAAGTGCTTTTAATAGTGATAACCCGGCTGTACAAAAATTAGCAAAACGAGAAAAACTAAAAGGAATTGCAGATGGCAAAAAGTAAAGAAAAAAAATCACGTCAAGGAAAATTAAAGTCTTTAGCTAAGTCTGGCTTTCAAAGTCCAACTGGCAATGTGCACGGTAAATATATGAAGTATGGTGATTTAAATCCATCTGATGTGCACGAAGGTCCCGTTACTTATAGAGGTGTTACATACCAAGATAGACCTTCTACTAGCAGAAATGTGTACTCAATGAATGTAAAACGTGGGCACGGTAAAGATTATTTCAGATTCCAAGGCAAGTTGTACAAGCATACAAACAGATTTGGAACTGCACACGAGGAAGTAAAAGTTTAAAAACAGCTTTTTTAATGACCAATCGAAAGGAAGTCAAATGAATAAAGCATATAACAACGTAGAGATTACACCAGAAGAACTGGCTAGTCTCGAAGATACTGGTGAGACCACAGAGTCAGAAGCACCGGTTGAAGAGTCCACTGAGGCTCAACCAACAGAAACAGAAGAATCCGTTGAGACGGTAAATGAGGCTGTATCTGAACCGGAAGGTTTTGAAATAGATGGTGAACGCTATGATGCTGACACTATTAAAGAGTGGATGAAAGACTCTCAGAATAAAACTGAGTGGTCAAAATCAAATACTCAAAAAGCTCAAGACCTTGCGAAGTGGAACAAGTTAGTTGAGAAAGTTAATGGAGACGATGAGTTCAAAGAGCATTTAAAGGATTTCTTTTTTGATAATCCCGAAGAGCTTGACAAGTTAGGTTTAAACGGTACGCTCCCAGACCTTGAAACAGAGGTTGTGGAAACTGCTGAAGAAAGCCCACTTGAGCAAAGGCTAGAGGCATTAGAAGAAATAGAGTCTGAACGCTTATTGGAAAGTCGTGTTAATGATCTCGATGCACAACTGACAAAACTTGAAGATGCAAATCCTACCCTTTTAAATGAAGAGGGTACTAAGGATTTCTTGGATTTTACAGAGGCAAATGCTGAGCGTTTCACTGTAAATGGAATCCCCAATATGGAACTTGCATTCAAGGAATGGTCATATGATGCAAAAATGGACGAACTTGCCCACTATAAAAAATTGGCTGAGAACAAAACTCGCAATGATGGAAAGATTGTAGGCAATTCAGAGGCTGGGGCAAGGGAGGCTAAGGCTCCTAAAAAATACTCTAGCTTTAAAGAGCTGTCAGCAAAGGACCCGGAAATTGCGAAATATTTCGAATAGAAAGGTAGGATAAGGTAAATGTCTTTATCAAATACAGTCTCTGCTTTAACAAGAGACAAATTTATGCCTATTCTTGTGGACAATATTTTTAATTCCAATGTTTTATGTTTCAAACTGCTTAAAAATGCAGAATTGTTAGACGGTGGTGCTAAAATTATTACTCCTATAGAATATGCTGAAAACGGCAACTCTGGCTGGGTTAAACCAAACGCTGGAACAACATATGACGGTAGTTCTTACGTAGCATTAGGTCAAGCTATGACTGAAGTAGCACAGAAAGCTGAGTGGAATTGGGCAACTGGATACAACAACGTAGTTCTTTCTGGTGAAGAGCAGTTTGTTAACTCTGGTGCATCACAAGTGCTATCAATCCTTAAAGCACGTATGGCTAATGCAGAAAAAACATTCAAAGACTTAATTGGCGATGGATTGTTTGCATCAGATGCTGTACAAGATGGATTGACAACTTTGAATGGTGCTGGTGTAGTAGCTAGTTCTGATTATACTACTGCTAGTGAGCTTATTGATACTCCAGCAAGTGACACTTCATTGTTTCACGCTCCGGGTAATAAAGATAATGCTGTTTGTGGTTATAATAGATCACTTGGTGGCATTGATTCAGACTCACAAGCGTGGTGGGATGCTAAACTTGGTACATTCTCAACAATACTTGCTGATGGTGCAAATAATGTAGCTCCAACATTTGCTGAGTTTACATCTACTACTGATGGTGTATCAAAAGGTGTACAAAAAATGACACAAATGTACGGTGCTTGTACTATTGATGGCGATGCTCCAGATATGATAGTAACCACACAAGTTATCTATGATGCATATGAGTCTTCTCTTCAAGGTAATAAGAGATTTGACGGTGATGCCTCATTAGGTGATGCTGGGTTCCAATCATTAAGGTTCAAAGGTGCATCAGTTGTAGTTGATTCACACGTACCGGCTGGTCATATGTACTTTTTAAATACTAAGTATTTAGACTTTAAAGTACACTCTAAAAGAAACTTCGCTATGGAAGACTTTAAGCCTCTTGAGACTAAAGATGCTATCCAGTCAAGAATCTTTTGGATGGGACAATTAGTGTGCACAAATCCACGTATGCAAGGTTTACTTGTTGGTGGACCAACTGGATACTAATAAGTAGTTAATTGAAAACTTTTAAGGGCCTTCTTCGGAGGGCCCTTATAAGGAAGGAATTATGACTGGAACAAGTTTAGTAACATTATTATCAGATCGTCTTGAGGATAACGCTCATACTCGATATACTACATCACAGAAGGTAAATGCCTTAAATCAAGCACAAGATTTTCTTGTCGCTACATTGCCAGTTGACAAATTACGTTTATTAGAGACAACATACAGTGCAAGTAATCAATCTGGTGGTTATGTAGATGTGAGTGGTTTAAATATATTAAGAGATCATATTGTATCTGTGCAAAATGCCACAACACTAGAGTATGGCACTGTAATACCTCACGATAAAAAAGATGTAACCTCGTCATATATTTCACCGTGCTATTTGTTAGGCACAAATCTTTACTACCCGGTAGCTTGGGACAATCCCACTATTGGTTTGGTTATTGTTTATTTAACACTACCAACTGATATAGCAAATACAGCAAGTGTATTACCACTGGAAGATACACATTATAATATTATATCTGATATGGCAGAATCAATCTTATGGAATACAGATAATAAACCAGAACGTGCTAAATACGCTGAACAACGTGCATTGGCACAGATACAGACTATATGAAGTACGTTATCAAGCTCTCACCATACATTGACACACAATCTGATTCAGAGGATGTCGATGTTTTAAATGCTGAAAATTTAGAAGGTAACAAAAAGGGAATGATTTATAAACGTAAAGGAAGGGCCTTTACAAAATATTTTAACAATATGACTTTAACCCGTGTGATTAGATGGGATGCAAACGGGACTCAGAACTGGGTTGCTTACGACTCAGAGGCAGACAGACTTATAAAATTTGATTAGGAGTAAAAAATGCACGAAGTAAATTTTCACGGAGCTTTATCAATTTCATCAGCTCTATCATCTGGAGGATTTTTATTTGATGATGTCGGAGGTAGATTGGTACGAGGTGATTCATTTAAATTAATTAATAACCCAGATTTTTATCCGGTTTTAAGCCCAACACCTAGTAGTGTTCATTATGTTTTAGATCAAGCGAAGAAATCTGGTCCACCAGCACCCGGTGATATGTATCGTGTATTAAATGTCAAGCCCTCGACTGGGGTGCTACAAGTAATTTACATAGGTAATACTTCAGTTAGAAGTGCAGATTTGTCTCACATATTTGTAAACAGACAGTTAACCTCTACTCATTATAATATTACTGGTGAGTGGGAATCTTCTGGCCTTGGTAGTATTTACAGCTCTTACAAAATTAATGTAAAAGCAATGATCCAGAATGGGTACTCGGATGCAACATCTTCATTTAAAGATAATGAGTTTACATCAAGCTACTCTGCAACATTAACACAGACTGGTAGCACTGGTGTATATCCAATCTCAATCTCAAATCAAATAGCAATACCAAGTACAAATGCATCAAGCCCATCAGTTCCGGCTGGGACCATATATGATAGTTCAGTTATTCAGATTATTGGAGTACAAGCAGATGGGACAGAAGAGGTAGTTGACGAGTCTTATGGTGGTGGAGCTACTATAGCTTATTCAACAACAACACAATCTAACCCAACAAACTGGCTTATGGACCTTGTAGCCTCATATAATGGAAATTCAGCGACACTTGCAACTGGGATTACAAATACAGACCTTAATGGTGGAAGTATAACATCTGGTGGTAATGGTAGTCTTACAAATATCGCTCTAAGTCACGATGATGCTCAAAAATTAGGTATAGCTACAACCTTGATTACAAGTAATGATGATGGAATTGCAGAACAAGTTTCTGGGGTTACTTTTACATTAGAGGTAACTAATGCATCATCTGGTGAGGTTTCAGCATCGCAAGATGTGACAGTTAAAAACCCAGTTGAAATGGCAAAACCAGATGACACATCAATTGGTGATGTAGTTTTCCAATTTGATCGTATGACAGATGCAATCAGTACAAATACAATAGCTGATGGAAATAATTTTTATGTCTGGCTTGTAGATGTAAATGCCCCTCCAGTTAGTGGTGGCACTACATACTGGGATAGTGCTGGTCAAACATCTCCAGCTATTTATGATGCAAACGGAAACACTGTTAGTAAGTATTTTGCTGGTACGTGGCCAACAGCTCCAACAGAGGAAAGCAATATAACATTAGCTCTTGGATCAGCAACAGACTCTGGAGGAGTATCATTGACCCCGGGGACATATAGGCTTGAGGGATATAGTATTGTAGAAGATGGAACACGAGCATATTCAAAAGGTGCTAATTTTACTGTTGCATCATATCAAATAGGGATGACAACAACAATAAGCTCATTATTTGTTGGTCAAAACATAGACCTAACTTGGAATAATACACCAAATTAATGGCTATTGTAAGAGCATATATTAATTTAATTCAAACGTCTCCCGACCATAGTGTTGATGGTATTCATACAAATGAAACTAACAATATAAATATAACGATTCAAAGAAACCTTCCATCGGCTACTGGATCGTCTGACCCATTGTATTACTATGGGAAGCCAATTGCAGTATCGATGTCTTGGCGATTTTATGCATATGCAGACCCAGAATACACACAAGGCAATTTAGTGAGGTTATCATACCCTTACTATAACCCATCTATAACAACTAATTTAGATGCCTCATTTGACACTGACCCTAATGGTCATTCTAACTTTTACGTTTTTGATAAAGGGGAGAGTGAATTTTACACAATAGCTGAAAATGCGATGCAACAAGATATAACCGTCAAGCCAAGTGATTTGTATGGGACATCTGGTGGGGCAACAAGAGAAAATGGATACATACTACCGTCATCTTCTTTATCACACTACATAAATCTTTTTACAGATTTAGGTAGAACGTATTTTAGGATAAGGCCATTTTTTAAAGCTAAATTCGATTGCACACCACTTGCTGGAGATACGCTTTCAAGCAGTTATAAACTAGGTCCTTATACAAATCTACAACCGGGATGGAATGGTCAAGACACTTTACCTTCAATAACTCTTAACCCAGTCGATGATATATTTATAGGACAAAAACTAGATATGTCGTGGACAACTTCAGATGGGACAAGCTGATGTCTGTTAGATTAGAATTAATAAAAGTTTCAGATGGTAGTTTAATAGAGACAATAAGTAGTGGATTAGATGCCAATGGAAACCTCACTTGGGAAATTCCTAATACTTTAACCGGGATTGGTCCTACTGATTACCCACTTAATGCTAGAATTGATATTACTGAAACTACTCCAGATGGTACAGAAGTGTCTCATACTGGACAAACATTTGTAATATATCAAAGCACTGGGTTTACACAAATTCAAGATCAACTAAGTGCAGACTCATTTATACGCTTATTTAATCACGGTGACATATTAAGAATATCACGGGGTTTAACTGCATCACCACAAGTATATCAATACATAAACAGAGACTTTTTTTGGGATGCAAATGAAGGAGCGTATACAAACTTTAATTTAGATACAGCTACTCCAAGAAGATTATCTGAGAGTTCAATTATTAGAAGTAGTAACAACTCTGGATGGTTTTATGCATCAAATGAATACGAAACAGAAGATGGAATGACCACTGGAAGTTTAACAGCCTTTCACGATCTCTCAAATAAAACATATTATTATAAATGCTCATTTGTTTATGATGGCATTCAAGAAGGTCCTTTAGATACATTTTTAGGCGATACGTCTGGGAACACAAATACAGAATCAGTACCTTCAATAGGTTTACACGTAACAGCAACCGAGTCAGATGCAGATTACCAAAGTTTTAATAAGCGTATTACTGGAATAAATATTTATAGGTCTACACAAAGCAATGGGGTGTATTACAAGATAGGTTCAGTATCTACATTGGCTACAGACCCTAATAGAACACATATAACATCTGGAGTATACCCAAGTGATTCATCAGATACAACATATAGCTACGTGTATTTAAATGGAGTTACATCTGAATATGCTAATAAACTTTTATTGTTTAGTGGGTGGACTGTACCCATTCATTCTTCAGTAGATTCATCACACACAAAAGAAATTCATCGAGTTGGTTCTTTAGAGAATAATCCAACTGGTAATGGCTATTCACAAACTGGAAGTTTACAATTAGTTTCTAAAGCTCAGCGATTATGGAATGATAGCTTTACAATTATTGAAAGCAATCTTCATACACAAAATACAAATGGATCATTTCATAGTACTACTGGTGGTAGCTTTACAGACTGGGAAGAGGATGCCTTTAGTCCTACAACTCCCGTACATAATACAACATTTCAAGAGTCTTTTACTGGACACGGAGCATTAGGATTAACTGGTGGTAGTGGTACTGTATATAGTCCAGTTTATGATGTTGATGAGAATACTGAGTATTACTTTGAAATTTGGGCTACAACATATCAATCATCTGCTAATGCTGGAGACCTTGAACTAAAAATGAGAGCACATTCTACCGGCACAGCTAATCAGATTGCACAAAATGGGACAGTTTTAGGTTCTGTAAGTAGTACTATCACCACTACAAACAAGGATACAGATACGTACAGACTAGGTAATGGTAAAACTGGATGGGAAAAGTTATCAATAAGAGGAACTACTGGAAGTGGGCAAGTAAAACTTACTATAGAATTTAATGTAGATAGTCAATTTGTTGCAGACGCTATGTCTGTTGGTAAATTTTTAAAATCTGGAACAGAGGGCTTTGGTGGTGTAGATACAGTTGTTTTTACTGAGCCTAAGCTAGGAACCAATAACTCTCATCAAGGCTGGACATTTCAACACGGTTTATCTGGAACAAGCACAAGGTATGGATGGATTTATCAAAATACTGATAAAGCTATACAGTTTTACAAATCAACCCATTTTAGTTCTACTTCAACTACATTCCCATACAATGAGTCAACCTATACTGGGGAGTTGAGCATATGTAATAATTATCAGTGGAGAGATGTCGGTGATTATAAGCTACTAACTTTTTATGACAAAGGTTTGCAAGATGGAGTAGTCCATCCTTATGATGAAACTAAAATAGATACTTACTACAAGTATTCTACCTTATCTGATGGAAGATTATTTGCTGGTAATGTTGCACTTGATCCAACTGGTGAAAATGAATTACACAAAGATTGGATTATTTACTCTGAACTTGGCCAGTTCGATGTACTGCCAATTACAAACTACATACAATTAAATGATAAGCAAGGTGGTGAAATCACTGGATTAGAGACCCTCCTGGGTGACGTTGTTGTGTTTATGAGTCGTGGAATATATAGAATAAATGTTCCTTCTGCTGACCCAACACAATGGTCATTGGTTGAGGCTGAAGAAAATATTGGGTGTACTGCTCCAGATTCAATAATAAAGAATGAGGGTAATTTATTTTTTGCTAATGAGAGTGACATATACTTTTTGGATGCAAACTTTAATGCAGTGCCGATTACTGGCCCTATAAGAGATGATTATCAAGCTCTAGCAAATGCAAACACAATACTTCACTTAGACCCTAAAAAAGATAGGTTACTATGTAAGTTTGGTGATGAAGTAAATATTATATATGCCTATAGCCTAAAAGATAATGGATGGTCAAAGCTCAATGCTGGATCAGAAAAAACTAACTTATTTGCAATTGATGAAAATTTAGTCACTTACACTCTTGAACACGAAGTACAAACTTCTGAAAACGATACATCATTTAACTCTTTAGACCCTACAACACCAGTAGAGGTTACAGACTTTGTATATGAAACTGGTTGGATACCTATATCAGATATGGAGTTCAATAAGATTATACGCTCTTTGGATATTCGATATACTGCTCCTAGTGGTATTGTCGCTGAAATATACACAGATGATAACGATACAAAAGTTAGATGGACAAGTAATGATGAGAACGGCAACTATCGTCTTATAGGTACTAATAAAATTGATTCATTCCGTGTAGGCGTGAGAGCAAAGAATTATAAACTAAAAATATATGGACCACAAGATGTCTCAACAGTTGAAATTGGAAGAATAGAGGTAGATGTAGATGAGTAGTATTTCAACCAGAGGAGATTCAGAGGTAACAGCAAGAATTATACGAATGTTCGAGCAGAAGGTTCGTGATTTAGAAACAAAGATAACAGCATTAGAAAATAGAATAAAGGTATTGGAGCCTTAAATGACATTTGAAAAATTAGCAGATAGATCACTTTTATATGTGGATGCACAAAAGGGAGCACTAAAGCAGTTGCTTGTTGAGGCAGAGTTTGAGCTAACACGTGAGGTTGATATTGTTGAAAACAGCGAATCATTATCTATAACGGCTGGAGTAGCTACATTGCCAAATACCTTTAAGAGTGTAATCTTAATTACACATAAGGGCGATAAGCTCGTGCCAATTAACGAGTCTGATATTGTATATAAATCAGATGGAACTAAATCAGATGGAGACCCTCGTGGGTATTTTATTCGGAACCAAGAGCTCCACTTTGACACAATCCCTACTGGAACTGTAAACCTATCTTACTATAGAACAGTAGACCAATCACCCACTGATGGTGAGCCATATATAAATGGTTCACCTACTATTCCAGAACAATATCATACTGACTTATGCTACTATGCAGTCGCTATAGCTGGTGCAAAAATAGATGGCATAATGGAAAAATTCTGGCCACTCTGGATGAGTAGTATAGAAAAGATAAAGCGACAAGATGCTGATAGAGAGTTAATACATCAGATAAGGAGGGAAGTCTAATGCCATTACCAGTTTTAGCTTTAGGCAGTATTAAAGCTGGTCTAGCCGTAGGAAAGGGTGTTTATAATGCATATCAAAATGAACAAGCCCGAAAACAAGCAAGAAAAGACCAAGGAAGAAAGATTGCTGGATTGAGAAAACTAGCTGAAGTAACTCCAGCAGAACGTGAATACGAAAAACGTAGAAGAGACATAATAGAACAAGGTGACCCTCTAATCAATGAGGCTGGTAGAGAGGCTATGCAAAGAACTCGTCAGCAAGGTCAATTTAACCGTATAGGCTCACAAGGTCAAGCTATACAACAAGGCTTAGAAAACTCAATAGTTGCACAAGAATTAAGAAGAAAAGTTGATAAGGATGTCCTTGCCAGTATTGCACAACAAGCACGTAAGATGGCACTAGCCAATGCTGAAGCCAAGAGAAGAGCTGAAGATCAACTAGAGCAGTTTAATATGATGAAAGATGATAGGTCAAGAAAGATAGAATCTCAAATAGCTGGAATGCCAAGTATACCCGGATACGGCTGGAGAGAACGGTTAAGAGATATAGCTAAAATAAATCTTGATGCTAGTGAGGCATTTATAAACTCTGGTGGTTTTGATAGTCTTGCTAATCAAGGTGGTGGTGGTGACTATAACATTTCACAATCGGAAATTGATGCAATGAGTAATTCACAATATGAAAGCTATTTAGATGATTTTTTTAGTTAATAGTTATGGAGTAAAAAATGACTAGACCTTTAGTGAGAAAGCAACTTATTGACGGTAAATTAACTTATTTTGTTAATGACGAGCCCTTTACTGACAAAGAAAAGGCACGAAAAAGAGCAATAAAGATATATAGTAAGGGTGCTGATGATGAAACGAAATTAGCGTTAGCAAGAAGAAAATTAATTGAAAACCAACTTAAAGCTGAAGAAAAAGAGCGTAAAGAAAAAGCTCCAAAAAACCTTACTGAAAAAGAAAAGAAAATCCAATCACAACTTAAAATAGGTGGTGATTTTATTGACCCGGCTACTGGATTTTCAACCAGAGATAGTTTAACTGCTGGAGGTCCTTTTATACCAGAGCGATTTAAAGCTCAAAAAAAAGAGCCAACTGTTAATCAGCAAATATCAGATATAGATGAAATATTATTGCAAGACTTACCAGAAGACGAAATAAAAGCACTAGAGGATGCACGAAAAATACTTGTTCGAGAACTTCCAATATATAAAAAAATAATAAAAGACAGCCCAAAGGATTATATGGAAGCACCAGAGCCAGAGAAAAAAAATATGTTAATAGAGTGGGCTAAAAAAACTTTTGGGGATTTTAGAAAAAATGTCTCCGATAAAAAATATGTGCAAGAGAGGAGGAAGTATTGGCAAAAAGAGGGGATAGAGAGCTTGAATTTGTCAAAAGAAGAATTGAAAAAAATAAAGGGTAATGATAACGGTTATTCTTGGGCACAAGAACAAGCCCTTGATGATTTAAAACTTCAAAAAGAAAATGATAAAATTATAAACTCTGATCCTTTAGGAATATTTACTGATGACATTTAAAGAATTTGTATCCAGCATAAGAGCTAAATACCCAGAGTATAATGATTTAGATGACGATACTCTTGGAAATTCAATATTAAAAAAATATCCAGAATACAACGCTCAAATACAAAAACCAGAAGAGCCTAAATTTAAACCCTACTCTCCTATTATATCTCCAGAGTCTATACAGCCTATAGATGTAAAGCCAGATGCAACAGATGTAGAGCAAATATTAAGACGTAAAGATGAGGTTGATTCTGTTGGGGATGTATGGACCAGAGGATTTAAAAATGCCGGTGTAGCTTTAGGGAATGCAGTTAATATCATACCTACAATTATACAAAATATGGATCAATCTGGAATGTTTGAAAATATGCCAGAAGAGATCAAGAAAAACATTACAACAGATGAACAAAGAGAAAAGTATCTAAAAGAAAAAGCTGATGATATAGTTAATTATTTTAGTGAGATTGAGGCAAAACCAGCTACTGGAAGATTTACCAGACCCCCAGAGTCTATATTTGGTTATTTAGACCCTAAAAGGTTGTTTATGGTTGCTGGAGAGAATATACCTCTAATGGGTGGTATGATTGCAACAACTATTGCTAATCCTTTTGCTGGAGCCTTACTTATGGGTGCTATTGAAGGTGGGCAAACTAAGTCTGAAATTCTTCAATATGAAGAGCGTACTGGTAAACGTGTTCCAGAACATTTAAGAAGAAGTATACCTTTAATTGTTGGTGCTCTAAATGCCTCATTAGAAAGAACCGGTATTGATAGAATTTTAAAAGGTTTTCCGGGCTTAAAAAGTAGAATTGCAAGTGTTTTATTAACATCAGCAACGGAAGGTACAACAGAGGCTTTTCAAGGTCTTAATCAACAAATAGCAGAACAACTTACACAAGAAGAAAAGGAGCTATTTAAAGATTTTGATTGGTCACAGTTAGGTCAAGAATTTTATGCTGGGGTAGTGCTCGGTGCTGGGTCTAGTTCAATATCAGAGGTAGCCGGTATACCACAATCAAAGGCTGATGAAAAATTCAAAGTATCAAAGATAGGTATAGAGATTGAAAGAGCTAGAGATACCGGAGACTTTGAAGATGTTACGCTTGATATGGCTGAAAGGTTTGCCAAACAAAATCCAGAGGCTTTTGAAAATAATTCTGCATTACAATTTATTAGTGAAGTAAGGACAATAACACGTGAGACTTTAAAAGCTAAAGGTGAAAATCCAGACAAATTTTTTGTAGGTGAAGGGTTAGAGGCTGATACTAAAGAAGCACAAGTTTTAGGTTCAACATTAGAAGAGAATGGACAAGTTCTTATTAACCTATACAAAGGAGCCCGTCCAGATACTGTTATAGAAGAGTTTTATGGAAATGCATACCGTAACCTCAGTTCAGAAGAAAAGTCGATTTGGGAGGAATATTACGCTGAAAAAGTAAGAGAGGGTGAAACACTTACAAAGCAAGAGCTATTCGAAAAAGAAGGCACTCAATATTATTTTGATGAGGGTCTTTATGAGAACTCCACAATTGCAAAAATATTACAAAGAGTTAAGCAGTTTCTAAACAACATTATCGGCAGAAGTAAAATTGATCCTAAAATAAGAAAGATGTGGGAAGATGCTGGGTACGCTAAAGTAGGTGAAGGGGCTACCAGTACAGATGAGTCATTTTCATTAAAGAAAGAATTAAAAGTAGAGCGATCAGAGCGAAAAACTATAAACCCTAAGAATGTAAAATTTAGTACGCTTGAAAAGAAAAAAATAAATACTGCTGTTGAGGGAACTGATTTTAATAAGAAAGAGGTCTTATCTAAAGTCCAGCTTTATAAATCAAAACATCCCGTAAATGATGGCTGGGCAAAATTAGAAGTTAATAAGGTAGATACTTCTGGGAAAAATCCTAAAGTAGAATACAAACCAATCCCCTATACTTTTCAGCAATATAAAGGAAAGACACCCAATAAAAAATCTCCAGTATATAAGCGAATGGTTACCAGTTTAGGGAAGAAAGCTGTTAATGATTTTATTGAAGTAGCAGAAAGAGCAAAGGCTGGTGATAAGAATGCTCAAGCTATTATTGAACAAGCAACTTGGTATAGTGCTTTAAAAGCTAAAATTCATCAACAATTCGGTGGTCAAACTCAAATATTTGGAGAACTATTGGGAGCGACTTCTCCCCAAACTCCAGTATCGGATAATTTTAAAAATGCTCTTGAAGCCTTAGAGACTTTTAATAAAGGTGGTTATGATGACATCGTTCAGCAATATGTACAATATATTGAAGATGGTGGTGTTCCTTCTAAATATAAAGGACCAGTCCCAGAAAAATCTAATGGAGCTAAATATGGAACTAATTCTCCAGCAGTATTAGATGTACTAGCAAGTAGATGGATTTTAACTGAACCGGGATCATCTCCTAAAGCAAAAAACTTTGCTTTAAATATCCTTGGTAAATCTGATCACGCTACTATAGATGTCTGGTCAGCAAGGGCTTGGCAAAGAAGGTCTGGTGGGAAAAGAATTCCAGTACAAGCAGAGCAAGGAGTAAAAGGAAAATATTCTGCTGATGGAACATATATAACTGGTCAATTTGGTGTGGGTGGAGATGCTTATAAATATGCAGAACAAAAATTAAAAGAAATGGGAGTTGAAGGCTTTGAGGACACTCAATCTATTGACCTACAAGCAGTAGATTGGTTTTTAGAAAAAGAGAATTGGACTAAAAATAACTGGACTACTGTCTCTGGTGAAGGTGGAAGTTTTGAAGATAATCTTATAGTTGAATATCTTCCTAAATATAAAGGTGGTGGCACAAAACCACGAGATTATGATAGACAACAAGTAGGTCACTCAATTCAACAACTTGAAGAACCAACAAAAGTCAATATTGAAAAAGCCAGAGAACGCTTAAAAGCTGTAGCCTCTAAAGATAATAACATTAGGGCTATTCGCTATGAAGACTCCAAAGGTCTATACACATATTTAGATGATTCTGGAGAGGTTATTCCAGATCAAGAGAAATCATTTGATACAGAACTAACAGTTGAAAAGGGCTACGTTCCAGTAGAATTTTACAATGAAGTATTAAAAATATCTAAAGAAAATAATCAAGTTGATACTTTCTTTTCAAAAGTATTAAGAGCAAATGAAGTCAGTGAAAATGCTCGTCCGGGTATAGAAGTTGAATTTAAAAATCCTTTAAGTGAATCTGAAGTTGAAGGTATTGTTTCTTTTATTCGTGGTCGTGGTCACGATGGGTTCACATTATCCCGTGAGAAAAGAAATAAAAAAGGGCTTTATACTGGGATTCGATTACAGATAATTCCAGAGATAACAGCACGATATGATATGGAATTTAGAGAGTCATTAAAAGACCCTAAATTTTTAGATAATTATATCAAAGAAAAGAATGCTGAACTAGAAGATGTAGCCCGTGAACTAGATAAAAGAAATGATGTAGAGGATTCATACTTTTATTCTTATATTACTGAAGTAGTTGGAAGGGAAAATATAGATGAATATATACAAAGAAAATCTCAAAAATCTGGAAGCCAAATATGGCAAGGACGATCCGTTCGTGAAGAAACGCAGAATGCAATTCAACGCTATGAAAAAGCAGAGCGAAAACAGCGACCGACTACTGACCGGAACAAGTCCGAAAAGGGAGAATCCTATCAAATAACAGCCTTTCACGGCTCCCCCTATAAATTTGATCAATTCGATAGTTCCAGAATAGGTTCTGGTGAAGGCAACCAAGCATATGGCTTTGGTCTATATTTTTCATCTAAAGAGGACGTAGCTAGAAATTATATCCCAATTGAAAAAGATGAAGTTAATGGTGGTACCAAGAAGAACGGATCATTATACAAAGTAACCTTACATAAAGGTAAAAAACCAGCAGACTATGATTATATGAGCTGGACTGACTCACTTACTCCAGAACAAATGGAGAAGATTAATAAGCTCCTCCGAAAAAGAAAATCAGAATATAGAGCACACCTAGCTGAAGGTGTTGATGTGTATCAGTTTAAAGACTCTATGCAAGAGTTTGAGAAAAGAGGAAGTGAAGTCTACACCTTAATAGCTATACTTATGAATGGTAGTAAGAAAAAAGCATCTGAATTTTTACTTGAGGCTGGTATAGATGGTATACGCTTTCCAGCACAAGGTGGTGTTCGTGGTCAGTTTGGTGATAGTGAAAACTATGTAGTATTTGATGACAATGTTGTAAGTATTGATAGCCAAGAATCATATCAGCTAGATGCCTTAACTGATATGACTATACCTCAACGATTTGAGCGTAGGTTTATTGATAAATTAAATCGCTTAAAGCTAGTACAAGAAAGTGTTCCAGACTTACAAGAAGATGAGGATGCAATTCAAGTTGCAGAAACTCTACACGGCACAGTATCAACAAAGTTAGAAAAATTTCGTAAGAAGGTGTATGATGGCAAAGAATCTATTTTAAGCAGAGCTAAAAAAGATGGTCACAGTCTTGATGATATAGGTGAATATTTATATGCCCGTCACGCTATAGAGCGTAACCTTGCAATGCAAGAAAAGAATCCAAAGTTAGAAACTGGTTCTGGTATGACTGATGCTGATGCAAATGCGATATTAAAAAAATATCGTGGAACTGGTATCCATAAATATGCTCTTGAATTATACAGAGAAGTAACTAATAAAGCTCTAAAAGTTAGACTAGATGCCGGTCTTATAGATAAAGAGACTTACCAAAATTTAAAATCTAATTTTAAAAACTATGTACCACTAAAAGGCCTTTTAGAAGAAGATGGATATGTACACACTTCTGGAAAAGGTTTTAGCACTACATCTACTGGTATTATGTCTGCATTTGGTAGAGAATCAAAAGCACAGAACCCACTTATACAAGCTGTTATAGATTATGAAAGTGCAGTTTATATAGCTGAAAATAATAAGGTTGGGAATGCATTCTTAAAAATGGTACAAAATAATGAATCACCAATATGGAATGTAACTAAAAGAAAGTTTAAGCCAGTTTATAATGAAGAAGGTGAAGTTAGCTATAGTCCAACGAACCTAAAAGATGATGAGTTCCAAACTTATGTTAATGGCGATCAATATGTAATTAAGATTAGAGATAAAGATTTATTAAGAGCTATGAAAAATCTTAATGCTACAACACAGAATGGTGCAATGCGATTTTTAAATAAGTTCAACACATATTATCGTGCTATAAATACTACCATAAATCCAGAGTTTATGATAACAAACTTTGAGCGTGACCTACAGACGGCACTTCTTAATATGACATCTGAAGGTAAGAAAAATATCAAACGTAAAATTGTTAAAGATATAAAACTAGCTATGAGTGGCATTAGAAGTTTACTGCGTAAAGATGGTAGCCACGAGTGGGCTAAAATATATGAAGAGTTTAAAGCTAATGGTGGTAAAGCTGGTTGGTTAGATTTTGGTACGATTGAGCAAAAAATGGCTGACATAGAAAAAGATATAAAACGTGCACAAGAAGGAAACTCAACAGTACAAAAAATACGTGATTTTATTGAAAATTATAATGAGATAATAGAAAACGCTGTACGTCTATCAACTTATAAAAATTTAGTGGATTCTGGAATAAGTAAAAAGAAGTCAGCACACTATGCAAAAGACCTTACTGTAAACTTTAACCGTAAAGGTGAATGGGGTACAGCAATGAATACTTTATGGACATTTTCTAATGCTGGTATGCAAGGTTCAAATAGAATATGGAGAGCTTTAAAAAGCAAGAATGGTAAAAAAGTTGCATCAAGTATAACTGCTTTTGGATTTTTAATGTCTGCATTAAATAGATACTGGGATGAAGATGAGTGGAACCAGTTCGATGAAAATAATAAAGACAATTATTTTATGATTTTACTTCCAAACAAAAAAGCCTTCTCAATAAAACTGCCTTACGGTTGGAACTGGTTTTTTGGTGTTGGTGGTGCAGTAGAACAAACTATTTTTGGAGACACTACATATGGCGAGTTAATAACTAGAACAGCTAAAAATGCTGTAGATGCCTTTGCACCTATCTCTGGAGGAAGTTTATCCCAGTTTTTAGCACCTACTATATTTGATCCAGCTATACAGTTGAGTGAAAATAAAAACTTTTTTGGTGGTAAAATAATGAAAGATAAAAATTATTATGGTAAGACTATTAAGGATTACGAGAGAGGGTTTAAAAGTGTTTCTCCAACCATTGACCGTGGAACTAAAGGGTTGTATGATTTAACTGGTTTAGATGTAAGTCCAGAGACTATAGAGCACATCATAGAATCATATACCGGTGGTGCTGGAAAGTTTGTAGCAAACAATGTAACTACAGCAATAGAAACTGGCAGAGGCACCCTTCCAGATATTAGTAAAATTCCAGTATTAAGACAGTTTGTCAAAGGGAAGAGTGACTACAGATCATATGAAAAAGCAAAAAAAATGCTTGATGTAGCAGAAGATAAAAAGCTAGACAGAAAACTGTTTAGAAAATATTTAAATGAGGCACGTGCAAGTAAAACAATAGATACTAAAAACTACAGAAGGTTACTAGGTAAATTCAACAAAGCACAGAGAAAAGCTAGAAGGGGTAATTAATGAAGGAAACAATCAGAGGACTCATAGTAGAGGTGTTAGAAAGACTAGATGATGCTGGTATTCCATACAGTAAAGAGGCTATGGAGCTTGTATTTGAAACTGGGAATGCTGAAACTGGCTATAGGCATCTGGAACAAATGGGGAATGGCCCAGCGAAGTCTTTTTGGCAGATTGAAATCAACACAATAAATGATAACTGGGAGAACTACATCTCGTACCGTAAACCTCTTATAGAACAGTTATATAAATTAGGCTATATAGAAGACGATCCAGTATTTAGTGTAACATCTAATATAGCAGTAGCAATAGCAATGTGTAGAATTTATTATTACAGACAACCGGGAGCAATTCCAAAGACTCCAGAGGGTAGAGCCAATTACTGGAAGAAATTTTTCAATACAGAGGGTGGGAAAGGAACTCCTAAACACTACCTAGAGGCTAATAAACTTTGGATTTAAATATAATAGATCAATATGGTCTTCCAATTGCTATGCTGGTGGGCTTTGGATGGTATATCATCCAGAGGACCAAATTTCTTGAAGAAACACTCACCAGAGAAATGAATGAGGACTTTGGTCGTTTAGAGGCCATTATAGTCCAGTTGATTTCACAGATCAAGTTAGCACAATTAAAGATAGAAGAAGTAAAAGGTTACATAGAAGGATTAAACGACATTCTTGCAAAAATAGAAACTAAAAAGGAAGATTAGTGGATACATTAAAAACATTATCTGTTGGGGTTGGTGGGGTTTCAGTAACGTGGATGGAATGGATACCTTGGACAGTAAGGGTAGCAGTTGGATTAGCATCATTAGTATATATGTTTTATAAGGCACTAAACGAAAAGAAAAAATTTGAGGGATTAAAATGATACCACCATTTGTAATAAAGATGATAGTCACTAAAGTAATGAGCATTCTTGTTGATCAATTAAAGATTGACCGTATTAGTGACTACGTGTTTAAAGATAATAATTTAGATAAGCAAGTCAAGATTCTTCGAGACGAACTCGATGAAGTAAAAGTAAAACTAATAAATATGGAGTGTAATTGTAAATGAAAGAAATGATAGCAAATTATATCTTTAATGATGAAATGAAAGATAAAATTGTCACTGCTTTAAATGAAAACGTAGATATCCCGATTATTGGAGAAAAGACAGAAGAGAAGATAATCTCTGCTATCTATGACACGGTAGAAGAAGTTGTTAAGAAAGAAATCCTTAAATAATTATAGTTCGTTAACCCAATCTTGTAAAGTCTCGTTATTATTAAATTCGTTAAAATAGATTTCCGTTGTAGTTACACTACTGTGCCCAAGGAGCCTTTGTAAAATTTCTTTTGGTACCCCCTTGTTACCAGCTCTTTGGGCATAGGTGTGGCGAAATGTATGATGATTAGCATCCGGGACAATGCTTTTTAAATGTTGTACTGCTTTACGTTTAGAAAAATTGGTCCCAAACTGTGGAAACAATAATCCCTTCTTTGTTTTTACAATATCCATTGCAGTTTCATTTATAGGTATAGATATCCATCGTTTGGTTTTATTCTCAAACCACCTACATATATTACCATTAAAGTTGGCCGTTGATAATAACCAGACATCAGTGCAACGTATACCGGTTTCAAGTAAAAAAGTCCAGAACTCTTTATAGTCACCAGCGTATTCCATAACTTGATTAATTTCTTGATCATTAAAGTATCGTCTCTTTTTAGCCGTCTTATCACGCTCTGGTCTTAATCGTAGAGCTGGATTCTTATCCAACCAATCCATCTGTATGCAGAAATCAAAAAAGCTCTTGATATATTGTTTCTTACGGTTAACAGTAGATACTGCTAAATCACCCAAACTAAATATATAATCTACACAATGAGCTGGTGTTATATCTTTGATTTTTTTAGCTTTAGCGAACTCAAATAGCTTTACTACATTAAAAACACGTATGTTTTTTTGCTTATCAGTGATGTCATTTTTAGAGTTTTTATAAGTTTTTAGGGCATCTTGCAAATAAATTTGTTTTTTATATTGACCCGATAGGTGTTCGAACTTTAATTTTTCTTCAAGGTTTTTTGACAACTTCTTGTCTTTTAAAAGTGGAACTCTTATTTGCTTGTTGCAACAGTTATTGCACATAAAGCTAGAGTAGTATTTACCATTTTTTTTATACATACGATTCTCCTTTTTATCACCTATCTATCACTAAGGGGTAAAATACCCCTCACTAATTGAGTTGTGATTTACGATTTTAAGAAGAGAAAATTTTTATTCCGGTATAGCTCAGTTGGTTAGAGCAGTGGACTGTTAATCCTATAAAACCTTCGTTTCTCTTCTATAATTTATTTTCTAAATCTCGGTTTTACGTGTCCCTTTATCACCCATTAATCACTAAAGTAACATTCATTCATTGATATCACGCTAGATATTTTTTTGGTCTGACATTCAGCATTGACAATATGGCCATCCCTATGAAGAAGTCTTACACTGTGATTTTGTAATTCAGTAGGAACAACACACGGTTTATTTTCTTCTGCTAATTGTCTTTCAATGTCTGTTTGCCACATTGGCCTATCTTCTGGAGGTGTAACAATTTCCCAACTAGCACCAACTAACTCAAATACAGTGTATCCTAATTTTTTTGCATATAATGGACTAACATTAATAAACACTCCAGCCTTTATATCGACTACATTTTGATATTTGTCAAGCTCTAAAAGTGGCATTTGTGCTGTACAAGACTCAAGCTCCTCTTTGAAGTTTGCAATTGTTTTTTCCATAGATTGCATTGTAGTGATTAGAGCTTTATTTTCTTCTTTTAAATTTGTTATTGTGTCACGAAGGTCACGTTTATCGTCACGTAAGTCTTTTATTATCTCCTCAGCATTTAATATCATTGTGTCTCCTTGTAGGTTCTGATCAGTTTCTATCTCTGTCGGAATAGTAATGTCTTCAAGTTCTACTGTATCATTATTAAACACAATTTTTTTGTTTAAAGCTATGGCTAATGCATTAAGGTTGTTTCTTCTTATTGTGAGAAAGGTGCCGTTTGCCCATCTTCTGATTGTATTTTCTGATACGTTAATTTCTTCGGAAAGTTCAACTAACGACTTTGTGCTAGAGAGTAAAGACTCTCTAACTGAATTTGCTATATATAATTTACCCATATTCCCTTTGTTTGTAAGGTTAGATAATTCTCCAATAGGTAAATTTATTGAATGATTCTCCGATTTCATACTAAAAATTACTTACTTATTATTACGTATGCAACAAAAAAAGTAAAAAAAGTAAAATAAAGTATTGTAACGTAAACTAACTTATACTTACTTTTCATTACTAATTATTACGTTTAATAAATACATTAAGGAGAATATATGAATAATTATAGTGAAATCTGGTCTACCTTGTCCTCGGTAGATTGTAATAATCTTAAAAAAGAAAAGAATGGTTTAAGTTATTTATCTTGGGCAAGTGCTTGGGGAATACTAATGGAGAAGTACCCTAATGCTACGTATACGTTTTATGACAACAACTATGAAGAGAATGGGACCGTAACAGTTAACTGCTCAATCCAGATTGGTGATTGTGGCCGTTCAATGTGGCTCCCGGTTATGGATTTTAGAAACAAAGCTATAGCCAATCCTACTTCTGCTGATATTAATAAAGCAAAGATGAGGTGTTTGGTTAAGTGTATAGCTATGTTTGGTTTGGGACACTATATTTATGATGGAGAAGATTTGCCTTCCGTAAGCGATTCTCCGATCTCTAAAGAGGCAAGTGCACCCTCGGTAGATTCCCTTTCTACTGAGGGGCACGTTCTTTATAATGATCAATTGATCATCCCGTGTGGTGCTGGTGAGGGTAAGACATATGAAGAGGTTTATTGTGATAATTTGGGTCAAATTGAAACTCATATAAAATACTACCAAAGACTAAAAACCCCTACAGCTAAAAACATTCAGCATCTAAACACTTTACTTGGCTATAAGAGAGCAATTCTATCGGAACCATCTAACGGGGTAGCATAATGTACCCACGGATAGTCCCGGATACTACTTATGGGCGAGTATACGAGGTTGCAGAGGGAGTTTATTTTCCCTCTGTTTCAACCATTCCAGCATATGGAATGCCTACTGCACCATTTCTTTTAAAGTGGTATATAGAGCAATCACAAGGTGATTATGATAGGCATACTAAATATAATGGTCAAGCTAGTGAGGTTGGTACATTCGTTCACGATTGTATAGAGAAGATGTTAGATGGTGAGCAGATTAAGATATCTCCAAATCCTCTGGACCATATAAAGGGCAAAGGATATTACCCAACTTACAAAGCATCTGTGGAGATCAAGAAAGCACTAGCATCTTATGTAGCTTGGCATAATCTGCACAAACCAAAGGTTGTTGTTACAGAAAAATTACTGCATTCATTAGCCAAAAAAGGAAAGAACTACAAGTTCCCGTTTGCTGGTAGATGTGATATGGTAGCAGAGATAGATGGTGAGCTTTGGATGTTGGATATCAAAACATCTAAAGTTGTTGAAAATCAACCATCTATGCAGTGTCAATTGTCAATTTATAAAATGCTATGGGATGCTACACAAGACAGAAAGATTGATAGGCTTGGTATCATCTGGGCGAAGAAAGATTATACACGTAATACACCACCCTCATCTGTTCAAAAAACATATGAATATCAATATGATGAAGAGTTGGTACGTGATACGTATAAAATGTTTAAGCGTTTTTATAAAGGTTTTGAAACCGGTCTAGGTAAGCCACGTCAGCGTACACCTTTGGCCGATACATTTAGGTTAGATATATGAGCGATTGGAAATCAGCATACAAAACATATTTTTCAAATATTCTTACAACAGAAACAAACTTCCATACAGAGAAAACTGATGATCTGATTAAGTATTGTGAAGTATGCGAACAAACCTATGAGCACAGTTATATTAATTCAATACGTACTTATAGGACTTTTTATTATGGAAAACATATTCCCCGAATAGGGAAAGAACATAAAAATTGCCCACGTTGTACAGCAGAGAGGGCAAGTGAACTCGTTAAATACCAAGGGGTATAGTTATGAAAAAGAATGATGGAGTATGGATACCAATTGATGCCTTTTCATTAACGTATAAAAATGAAAAAGGACAGACAAAGCGTTTAGAGGCCAACCAGACATTGATGCTTTATAAGATTTATATGTTGGATGGTGATAAAGGATGTTTTGCTACCAACAAATATTTTTCTGATTTTTTTCAAATATCCAAAAGACAAGTATCTACAACTATTTCTGCTCTAGTAAAGAAAGGTTTTGTAAGTTTGAGTTATGAGTATGAAGAAGGTACTAAATCTATTAAACATAGGATATTAAGACCCCGTGGAAGTAGTCTTCCATACCCCAAAGCTGTAGTGACAAAGACCCCCACGAAGAACTCTTCTACCATTAATAAAGAAGTTAATAAAGATATTAATAAAAAACACTTGAGTGTGTTTGAGGAATGGTATTCGTTATACAACAAAAAAACTACAAAGAAACAAGCTATTGTGCAGTGGTTAAAAATATCTCCAGACCTACATTCAAAAATATTATCTCATACTAAAGAGTTTGTACAAGCTAAACCAGATAAAACTTATAGGCCAGACCCGGTAAGGTATTTAAGGAATGAGGTTTATAATGATGAGATTATCAAAAAACAAAAGTCTAAAGAAGAACTTGAGTTAGAAAGAATTGAGCGTAATGAGAAGGCTCGTAAGGCACGTGAGGCTCGTTACAGAGAGCAAGTTAAAAAAGCTAGTGAAGAGTCTGAAGGTTACGTACCAGACTTAAAAGCAATGGCTCTTAAACTAAAAAAAAAGGTCGCATAGATGGCTAGTTTTGGAGGGCCAAGCTCTTTAATTGCATTCTATGAATATCAATTGGAGAGGTACCTCAAGATAGGTGTAGGTGGATCAACTTACGAAGAAGGTTATCAGTTTGCTGGAGTAGTTATTACTGAAAACCTTATAAATGCAACACGAAGAAGGCTTATCCAGTTACGCTTAAAAAAAAAGAACGATTCAAAATGAGCAATATGACAATAATCGACAAACAATATATAGATGAGATAGAGTCTAGACTGGTTTATACAATCAATCAATTAGAGATGGCTCAAAAAGAAATAGCAAGGTTAAACGAAAGAATCCATAGCTATGAAGAGAATGATAAAGCTCAAAAAGGGAGTAAATAAGTGTTTATCTTGTGGTCAATCATCAAACACAACGTGGTATCGATGGATGGATATGTATATCAATCCTGGGAGTGTCGTATCAGAAAGAATATGTTTGAAGTGTGCAAAAGCGATAGTAGGGAAAAAACATCTTGACGAACTCGACTAATAAAGATTGGATGCAAGGTAAAGCAGACCAAGAGATGTTTATGCAGATGTTTAATCATAAGTATAAACAACAACTTATCGAGTACCCATCTAAATTTGCACCGATAGATTTTATAATGGTAGATGGTAAGGATGTAATTGGGTTTGTTGAATATAAGCATAGACAAATAAAAAGTGACCAGTATGAGTACATAGTTATAGATCATAATAAGATGAAAAAATTAAGGGAACATAAAGAAGGCTCTAATCAATCATCTTATCTGGTAATTACATATCTCGATGGGACTTTTGTGTATGAGGTCACTGGACAAGTATTCGAGATAGAATACGGGGGAAGAACTACAAAGACTCGTAACCAATATGACATAAAGGTAGTAGAGAAGATACCATCAACAAAATTCAAACATATAAACAATGTATTTAAGGAGAATCAATGACACACAATGAGATGAAACATTTTATCGAGAGGGTATTCATACCAGAGATTGAAAAGGTTAGAAACTCTGGACAGAAAGAGTATGCACGTGATGAGGACAATGTATTCGCAAACTTTGAGCGAGTAGCAATACAAACCGAATCATCACCAGAGAAAGCAATTTTAACTTACTTACTAAAGCATATTGACGGCATCGGTGCATTCTGTTGTGGTCACGATTCACAAAGAGAGGATGTACAAGGTCGGATACACGATTCAGTAGCCTATCTTATGTTGTTGTCTGCTTTAATAGAAACAAAAAAGCGTAAATAAAGGAACGTAAATGAAGATAACTCAAATGACTAACGTAAACTGGACTCAATCCCCAAAAGTTAAAGCAACGTGTACGGTTGAGGTGGATGGATTCGGTATCAAAGAATGTAAGGTAATTGATGGTGCTAACGGCATATTTGTTGTTTCTCCAAGCAAAGAGTTAAACAAGCCTTATGTTAATAAGAATGGTGACACTATCAAGTATGAAGATATAGTGTGGTTTCCAACAGAGCACAGAGAGACATTAAATGAGCTGGTTGCTAATCACTACGACCCGGATAAACCGGATTATAAACCTTACGATAGCAACGGGAATATGATTCAGTTCGGTCAAGCACCAAAGAAAACTACAACATCGGATGTAGATATTCCATTCTAATGGAACACCTTGTTAATGAGAATCGAAATCTGGGGGAGCAAGTAAAACTCCTCCAGAAACGATTAGAATTGTATAAAAAATTATTTAAGATGGCCTTGTCTGCGATTGAGGCTTTCAGTCACTTTGTCCCAGATGTAGTGGACAAATTTAAGAAGGAAATAGAGATTGAATTTAATAAAGCAGATTCTGATTAATATTTTTGTATGGATTGGTATGTTGGTACTATCTCTGTTTATTTATTTGCTATGCTTTCAAGTGATTATTTGGCTGACCACTAAATAATTACATAGGGGAGATATGAGGTCTCCCCTTAAAATTTTAGGATAATATGACTACAATGGAAAAAACATTAAATGAAATAATCGAAGGTCTGGAAAGACAGATTAAGTTTTACAAAAATGAGCTAGAGTTAATAAAAGAAAAGGGAGAAACCGAGTCTATGATTGAATGATGAATTAGTACATAAAAAAGAAGAAAATGCTAAACGACAAGCTAAAAAGTCGTGCAAACCTAAAGACTCCAGATATGTTGATGGATGGGAGAAACATCGACAAGCCGGTAAAGGTGATAAAAACAGATTACCGGGATGGAGCAGTCCAGCAATCACCAAACGATTGAATAAGATTTTTGGGAAGAAATAAACCGACCAAAAAACGTATGAAAGTTCGCTTGGACAATGCAGTCCGAGAATATATTAAACTCCGTGATGAAGACCGATGTAGGACGTGTGGATGTCATAAGCTATCCACTATAAGTAACACTCTTGACTGGTCTCACAAAGTATCCAGAAACAATTTATTTTTAAGATGGGATGAGCGTAATTCAATAGCTCAATGTCGTGGTTGTCATAACAAATGGGGGATGGGAATAAACAAACCTATGAACGACCAGATTGATGAGCTCTGGGGTGCTGGTACATCAGTTAAACTAGAAACATTTGCTACACGAAACCCTACCATCAAAGGTACACCACTTGACAATGTTGACTACCGATTAAAGTTAGAATCGTTCTACAAAAAGAAATCAAAGGCTCTCAAAGAGGGTCACCTTACACCTAAAGAATGTATGAAAACCATTTGGGAAGAGTTCACTAATTTGGAGGAGATATGAGTAAATGCAAAGCAATTGACCCAAAATCTGAAGAATATCGCATCGCAATTCAAGATTTAAATCATAAGAGACGTGCAAAGGAAATTCTGGAGGAGTTGTCCGAATTAAATCCAGATGCAATTGTATATCCAGAATACGAAGATGCATTGATTGGTATAATATCCACGAGCCATAATTACACTGCACTTTATTCAACCGAAGAATGTATTGAGATACTTAAAAAAGATATGTCAGAAGAAGATGCTTGGGATTACTTTGATTACAATACCCGTGGGACTCATCTAGGTGAAAACACACCATCATTTTTAGCTTGGGAGTAATATGAGTAGAGCAAAATACAATGGCCTAAATCTACAACAATCTCGCATCGGTGAATTGATTGATGATGCTATTAGGAATGCAGAGATATGCACTATGTGGTATGCATTAAAAATGCACACTGAATTAACTTACCGAAAACGACTAGACCTAATAGGTAAAGAGTATCATTTATCATCTAGTAGGATAGAGGATATAGTGAGAGAAAATGAATGCTAGAATGCAAGGAACCTCTGGTGAGCACTTCGCTTGTGGTGATGCATTCATTAATGGGATAAGATGCTATATGACATCTGATGATGCCCCGTATGATTTGGTACTAGATTATGGAAAGCTACGTAAGGTTCAAGTAAAGGCATCTAATTACACTACTAATCTGGAGACAATTAGATTTGCAGTATCAAAAAGAAACACGAAAAATTCTCCATACTTTGAAGATGTAGACCTATTTGCATTGGTCTGGCTGGATGGTAAAAAGGTAGCTTGGTTTCATATAAGCGAGGTCAATCTTTGGAAGATGACTATAAACAAAAAGCTCTTCCACGAGTATCCCCTTGAAAGAGCTTTAAGTATGATTGAGAGTAACCAACCCATAACATAAGGTCATCGGTTAGCGACGAGCTAAAGAAAGCTCATCTGGAAGAACTACAGATTGATTCTATGTCCTAATTCTAATAGGACTCTAATATACTCCATACACTTCGTAACAGATGGTGTAAACTTATACTTACCACTCTCTAGCATTGAAATATAATGCTTACCAGAAAGACCTAAAGCCTTGGCCATCTGTTCTTGGTTAAACCCCAAGTCCTTACGTAACTTCTTTAATTGTACTGAATCCACATCAGAAATTACACAAGCATCTTGAGGCAAATCAACTATTTCTACCATTACTCTATCTCCTTTATCACAACACAAATATCCTTACCAAGTTTATCAAGTACAATATCCTCTAAATCGTTAGACATTTGTTCAAAGTCATATTGGGGTTCAGTTTGATACTTACCATCATCATAAAGGCAAATTGGGATTTCTAGTTTCTCCATTACTTTATCTCCTCTGTTATTGTGTTCCAATGTCTATCAATGTCAAGATCCAAATCATCACTATTTCTGGTAATATCTACTCTATAGACACGCTCACATTTTTCATTTTTACAAGTATAACTTTCCCATTCGATTCCATCGGTATCCCAATATGAATCGCATAATTCACTACCACATACACAAATCATTACTCTACCTCCTCACAACATCCGGTAGTACACTCTTCTTGGTCTGCCCAAGATGACCAATACGAGTCACCTTCATCAGCATAGCTCTCCAAGAACTGCTTATATGTTACTATCCCGTGGCTATCCATACATTTTTCAGAGCAGTAATAATTTGTTTCACCTATAGTCCAACCCTCTTGAAATGGGCTCTCACAATTATCACACACTCTCCAGTTATCACAATAAGTCATTATCGATTCTCCTAACATTCTAAAAAAGGTTCACATTCTTGTAACTGTTCAACACTTCTATATCCGGTTCTACTATAGAGTATAGCGTTAAGGCTATCTTCATTAGTCCCATTGATAGAGGTTACAAGACTAATCTCTTTCTCGGTTGCTATACCAAAGTCAACCAAGTAATCGTATATTTCTTCGCATCGTTCTGACATTTTGATTCTCCTATTTAAATTGTCGGTCTGTCTCATCAGTACAAGGTGACCAATCCTTGCAGACCCCCGAAGGGGTTTCGACTATTTCCGATATATAGAGTAATGATTTGATGCATACTCAAAAGCATCATCGTCAGAGCAATCACCTTTTTTGTAATACTCTGGTAAATGCTCATCCTCACTCATCAAATCTCTGATAAGTTTGAGAGCATCTTTCTCTGTGTATACAGTGAATAGTCCAGTTGTATCATCTGCACCCTCATCTACATATAGAGTATCTACATATGAATCTTCTTCTTGCTCTGGACCACTTGTAACCTCATCTATATGCAATGAATCAGTTATTGTTATCATTCTATCTCCATTACATTCGATGTCAGTATAATGCAATTCTGAATGTGTTTTTGTCATTACTGACCTACCATAAGGGTGATAAATATTAATTTTACCGGTCTTTAGACATACCCTTGTTACAACATCAGCCTTTGTATTATGAAACTTTACATAATCCTTGTTACTATAAACTTTAATATTATTATTTTTCATTTGATTCTCCTTTCTGGAAGAGGCTTATGCCTCCTCCCGTTTGTTAGCGATTTCATACAATTTTTCAACATTACCATTAG